CGGCTGACGGAGTCGGGCCGCTGGATCAGCGTGGATGACGCCAGCGGGGCCTTTCTGGTCTGGCTGGCCGGGGCCACGGCGGCGCTGGCGGCCTATGTCTATCCCCGCCTTGTCGCCGCTTACGGCGGCGGGGCGGGTCCTGGAATCCGCTACGCCCTCCGAAGGAAATCTGAACCATGACCGACAATGTAACCCTGCCCGCAACCGCCGAGGTTGTTGCCACCGATGATGTGGGGGGAGTACACTTCCAGTACGTGAAGCTTGACGGCGGCGGCAACGGCCAGAGTGCGCCGATCATGGGCTACACCGGAGTTCCAGACAACCTCGCCGTTGGCCTGCCCGTGCGACAGGTCGGGGAAGATATATGGAATTGCAGCTTCAGCGACGTAGGCTCGGGCCTGCTCGCACCGGAAATGTCCGCCGAGATCATGGGCACCGGTGTAGGTGCCAGCCAGGCGGGCGGGGCGCTGGCGATCACGACCGGCACCACGGCCAATGCCGGGTTTCTGGCGCGCTCGCTGCAAAGCTGGCGCGGTTCTCTGCGGGCAAGGATTTCGACGGTGCTTTCGCAAAGGATCGCGAACCAGAACTTCGCCGTCCTTCTCGCCGACCTTCTGCTGGAAGGCGCGTCGATCACGATCAACTCGGCAACATCGATCACGGTCGACTGGCCGGCGCACCCCTTCGACGCGCAGAACGTCGGGCAATTCCTGCTTGTGGGCGGGATCGTCGGGGCCGCCGGTGTGCCGGGACGCTATGCCATTGCCTCGGTGATCCCCGGCACGAGCTTCAACCTCACGGTTGCCGGCTGGCCAGCTTCTGGCACCTGCACGGCGACACTCTTCGGGCACAGCTACATCCGAGCCCTCTTTTCCGGCACAACGGCCACGGCGGCGGCGGTGGATACGCAGCGGCGCGGGTGGGCAGCGGGCGACAGCACCATCACGATCAACTCCACCGCGGGGCCCGGCACGATCATGCAGGTCGAGTCCGATGGCCGGGCGGTCTATTTCAGCGACACGCTGCGGGCGACGAGCACAACCCCGAACGTCACGACCAGGGGCAGCCGGATCGAGAACCTGCCTGACGACAACCTCGATCTCTACCTGTTCATCTGGTCCTACAACGGCAGCACCGCCCCGGCCAGCACAACGACCTGGACGATCAGCTTCGCCAGCGTCGAGAAATACGCGAACATCCCGGTCTATGTGCAGGGCCAGCGGGCACAGGGCAGTCAGAACGCCGCGCCGGTGGCAGTTGTCGGTACGGCTGCTGTCTCAATCTCGGGCACGCCTGCGGTCACGGTTTCCTCGGGTGCTATCTCTGCCGCCGGTCCTGCCGCCCATGACGCGGTGATCTCGGGCAACCCCGTGCGGGTAGCCGGGCGCGCGATGACGGCCAACTACACGGCGGTCGCAAGCGGTGACGTGGCCGACGTTTCGGTGACGACCGTCGGCGCGCTGATCCAAAAGCCTTACTGCATCCCTGAGCAGGAATGGGGAGCGTCCCTTGCGTTGACGACGACGACTGCAACGCAGATTCAGGCGGCAGCTGCGGCGGGCCTCAAGCGGCACATGACCAGCCTGTGGGCGATCAACACGGGTGCCGCAGTGGTTGACCTGATCATCCTGGACGGCGCGACCGAGCGGCACCGCTATCCCTTGCCGGTTAATGTGCCGGTGGCGGTGGCGTTCCCGACGGGCATCGTCCTGACAGCCGCGACCGCACTGAACGCGAACCTGTCGGCGGCCGGGACGGTTCGCCTGAACGCGCACGGATACACCGCGCCGTAACCTCCGCCTCTAAGGAGGGCGTCATGTCTCTGCTGCTTCTGCTGAACCAGACCCAGGCGGGCGGCGGCATCGTTGCGGGGGCGGGATCATCCGCCGGGGCGGCGACGGCCGCTGCCCAAGGCCAGTCCACCGCCGCCGGGGCCGGGTCATCCGCCGGGGTGGCGACGGTTGCCGGGGCGGGGTCGGTGGGCGGCTCTGTCGCCGCCGGGGCGGGATCAGCCGCAGGGGCTGCCACAGCTTCGGCGCAGGGCCGGTCCACCGCCGCAGGGGCGGGATCAGCCGCCGGGGCGGCGACGGCTTCGGCGCAGGGCCGGTCCACCGCCGCCGCAGCCGGATCATCCGCCGGGGTGGCCACAGCTTCCGGGGCGGGGTCTGTGGGCGGCTCTGTCGCCGCAGGTGCGGGATCAGCCGCCGGGGCTGCCACGGCATCCGCGCAGGGCCGGTCCACCGCCGCCGCAGCCGGATCATCCGCCGGGGTGGCCACGGTTGCCGGGGCGGGGTCTGTGGCCGGCTCTGTCGCCGCCGGGGCGGGATCAGCCGCCGGGGAGGCGACGGCTTCGGCGCAGGGCCGGTCCACCGTCGCCGCCGCCGGATCAGCCGCCGGGGGGGCGGCGGTGGACGGGCGCGGCACCGCTGTCAGGCAGGCGGCGGGCGGCGCAGCCGGGCAGGCGGCGGTGGACGGGCGCGGCACCGCTGTCAGGCAGGCGGCGGGCGGCGCAGCCGGGCAGGCGACGGCGGCGGGCAGCAGCGGCGCCGTCATCGGCGTGCCCGCCTGGGCGGCAAGACCCGCGCAGCGCAGCCAGGCCGGGGGGCGCACGTTGCCTGCGGCCAGCGGCGGGCGGCGCGGCGTGGCAACCGGGCGGGCCGTGGCAACCCTGATTGAGGCATGAGGCAGGCATGAGCGACATATTCCACATGGCCCCCGGCGACACGCTCTGGGCGCTGGATTTCTTTCTGGATGACACGGCCATCGACCTGACCGGGGCAAGCGTGACCTTCACCCTTGCCACCGAGGCCGGGGTGACGCTGTTCACCCGCCCGGCAACGGTGCAGATCGCCACCGTCACCCCCTGCCTGCGCTATCTGTGGCAGGCCGGCGACATGGCCGCTGAAGGCTGGTTCAAGGGCTGGTTCCGCGTCACCTGGCCCTTCGGCACCAAACGCTTCCCCACCCCCGGCAGCATCGTGATCGAATGCCGCAACTGACCCCTTCCCCCCCCCATTAGGCGGGGGTCAGGCTGTGCCAGCAGCCTGACCACGCGGCACCTTCAAGCTCCGCGCCGACCCACACAGATGGTTACAGGCCGCCCGGCCCCCTTAAGGGGGCGCGGCTACAGTCGAGCGGAATCGGTTAATGAAGGGTTATGATCGGACAGACGTCCGTTGTTCCGGATGTGATCGGCTGCTATTCAGGATGGAGGCGGCTGCCCTTGCCGGGGCCGTCTGTGTAAAGTGCCCCAGGTGCGGGGCGTTCAACAATCTGAGGCCAGCGAGCCCGAAACCAGAGCGGCAGGACCGCGACGGAAAGGGCCCCTCGTGTGGCTGTTCTCACCCCCCATCGACATGACGACCTTCGCGGCATCAGCCTTTGTGCCGGAATCGGCGGACTCGATCTTGGCCTGCATCTCGCAGAGCCCGGATACCGAGCTGTGGTGTATGTCGAGCGAAACCCCTTCGCCGCGGCCACTCTCGTGGCGCGGATGGCAGACGCGTCCCTGGCTGCGGCACCTGTCTGGGACGATCTGCGATCCTTCGACGGCCGCGCGTGGCGTGGCCGCATTCATCTCGTCTCTGCCGGTTATCCCTGCCAGCCGTTCTCCTACTCGGGCCATCGCAAGGGCGAGGATGACCCCCGGCACCTCTGGCCCGAGGTTGCCCGGATCGTCCGTGAAGCCCAGCCCGAATGGTGCTTCTTTGAAAACGTCGCCGGGCATCTGTCCCTTGGTTTCCGCGACGTCGCCGGAGAGCTTCAAGACATGGGCTACCGGGTTGCAGCGTGCGTCGTATCAGCGGCGGAAGTCGGCGGGTCGCATATCCGCGACCGGCTCTTCATTCTGGCCCACGCCGACCGCCACGATGTCAGCCAATCGGACCAGTGTCGTGATGTCCCCGACCGGAATCGCCTTCCGGAACGATATGAACCAGACGGGGAAACAGATCGCCATCAAGAATGCGGCCATGTCCTGGACGCTGATGTGGGATCTGCTGATGGCCGCAGGATGGTCGCCGCAGACCCCCCGCTCTTCCCACCGATGCCGGGTGATTTTGCTGAATGGGGAAAAGCACTCGCTGACCGGCCTGACCTTAAACCCGCGCTTCACCGACTGGATGATGGGCTGGCCTCCTGGGTGGAGCGATCCGCTGCAGCCGGTAACGGCGTGGTCCCGATGGCTGCAGCGCGCGCGTGGCGCATGCTGAAGGCCGAACTGGCAGGAGAGTGAGAGATTGCCCGCCGTAAACAGCCTTTGCGGCGGGCATGAAACCCCGTTTAACCGCCCTTCACACCACCCGCGCCCACCTGCTTTTGAAACCCCGGAGTCACGCGACAGAACCCCTCCCATCACAGCAACCGACGAGAAACGAGTTGTTGCAAAGTCTGATGGCCCGCCCTGCCGACTCTGACGTCACGCCACACACAAACCCTTTCCCAACACCAAATCGCCAAAGAATTCGCTTTACACCCCTTCACTTCTGACCCACCATATCTGGTATAAGTCAGGTTGGGATTATGCTGATCCTTGCCGGATGCCCAGCTTCTTGTGGGTCGTGGCCCACAGGCAGCTTCATGAAGAGGCCGGGCCATGTCGCTTTGCGAAAACTATCTGTCAGACGATCTGCATCCGATCGACATCGTCGAGACGATTGCCGCAGACCGGGCCTGGGAGTTTGACCGCGTGACCGATGACCAGATCGCAATGGCGG